TTGGTGTAACTATCCCAATATAATGACCCAGTGAGTGGCGTTGCGGAACCAGAGTCTACAACTGAGACTCCACCAAATCGTACTGCGTTGGTTGTATTAAGTATAATTTCATTATCTGCGATAAGAACTTGCGATGATGTTACGAACTGCGTTGACATGCTGATTGCAGTCAACAATCCAGTAACAGTCAAACTACCAGAGATTCTTACATCTTTTGCAAATCCAGCACCACCAGCGACAACTAATGCACCGTTGTTGAATGCTGTACTGTTGGTGGTGTCATTAATTGTTTGAACACCTGTGAAGGTATTTGAACCAGTGGTTGCGATGGTTGCAATTCCTGTTGTGTTGCGAACATCTGTTTGTATTGAACTACTAAATACATTTTCTGTATCTAGCTTTTGTTTGACACCATCGAGGAAGTGTGCCGAACTAGTATCTAAAGTTACGGTTGCACTACTACCAAGTGATATAGACCCACCACCACTTAAACCACTACCTGCGGTTACTGTGAGTGAACTGTTGAGTAGAGAAGCAGATATTGCACCTGTTCCTGAATCATATCCAAATGTGATACCTGATGCACCAGTTGTATTAGATGAAGAAATGGTTGCTCTTGCACCACTAATAAAGTGTGCAGAACTTGTATTTACCGAAAGTGCTGTTCCACTACCACCCGATAATCCATTACCTGCTGCGGTTGATGCGATACGAATTGTACCCGAACTTGCTTCTAATCCAGTTCCTGCAAGTGGGTTAGAAAATTGACTGACATTAATACGACCATCTGTACCACCATCTGATAGTAGTAATTTGTCTGTTCCCGCGACAGTGATACCCGTTAGGTCACTACCAAAATTATCAATATCGAATGAGAACGTTGTTGCATTTACGTTACCAGTAAATGATCCTGTAAATGAACCAGTAGCACTTGTAACTTCAATGTTATTTGTAAATGCGGTTCCGCTTACATATAAGTCCTTCCAATACTTGGAGCCAGAACCAAGGTCAAACGAATTATGTACATCAGGAACGATAGAAGAACTAACTTCGGCCAGGAATTTGACTACATCAAGGTCCGCGTTACCAACTGTTAGATTTCCACCAATTGTAATATCACCATTGATACTTGCACTTCCAAGTAACTGGAGATTTGATGCCGTGACATTATAGCCAGTTGCGTTAATATCACCTTGAACACCTAAAGAGCCTGTTACCCTTGCGCCATTCGCAAGGACTATCAGACCTTTACGTGCAATAAATTCATTCGCCATACGGTTCTCCCAACGGGGTTTTATTGTATATAAATATTAAATACTTTTTTAAGAATTCAAATTTGGAAACAATTTGAATAAACTTTGTACGGTCCAAGCTCCACTGCCGGAACCATTACTATTGACCCGTAACCGTAATTCGTTTGAACCACTTAGAAACCTGAATGTTATATCGCTTGTATCTCCAATATCGGTAGTGGAGATGTCTGTAAATACGATACTAGCGGTATTCAACCACGATGCCATAATAATACCCATTCTGCATGCGCCTGGTCGTTGGGCGAGGTATTCTACGGTCATACCTGAGTATTCTGTGGTCGAAATAAATGGTTGAATATACTCAGTTGCGCCAAATATTCCTGTATTAACTGACCCCGTGAATGTAATAGATACGGTTCCGGCATTTAATTTGTATTCTTTGGACTTTACAAATTCAGTTACCGTAGCAGACCCAGTAACGCTTATTGACCCGCTGATTTGTCTATTAATTGTTTCTGCGTACGAAGAAGTTACTGCATAACTCGCTGATGTTGCGAATTCAGCAAATATACCTGCACCACTTACATATGAGGCAGATGCAGCCAGTCCCGCCATATCCGCATAACTTGTAAATGACCCAGTGACTTGTGTAGTAATTCTACCTGGGACAATGTTTATATTATATTGGTCACCTTCTCTAATAACAACCCGAAGATTTGGAATATCGGTATTGACAATAAAATTGCTCATCTATTATCTCGTAGCCGCTGGACGAACAACAAAATATCCTTCAAGAACACGACGAGTGATGGAACCACTAGTCATCTTCACATCATACACATACTTGCGTTGTGTGAGTGCGCTAGTATCTGCTGGGGTAAGTTCTACATAAAAACTTCCTGAGGTCTGTGGGGTTAATTTTGTGATAGTGAATGACGCAGCAACTTCATCGGTACTAAAGTTTTCACGAACTTGACCAGTGAATGTATAATCCGTTATATCTAAGTATGAGTCTGTATCTATATTTTCTAGGCTGGTCAATATCTTAAAAGTTTCCCCTTGACCGATATTAAATTCAGTAATTTCTGCCATAGTTTTCCTCGAAAAAATACACCTTTATATAAGTATCACAAAGTATTGGTATATAACAAAAAACCCCACTTTTTGGGTGGGGTTTTTGATACTTACTACACTATTAGTAGTTGAGGATACAATAATCTGGTTGGATGGTTAGTGAGATTGCCATTGGGTCATCCTTTTCCCAAGTCATTTCACCGAATTCAACTTTGGTGATTTGACATCCCTTACAAATCCATTCTTCAACCTTATCACCCACTGGGCCAAGAACGTTAATGATAATGTCCTTCTTGTAGAATTCTGCGTATCCATCACGACCGGTGACTGATTCGTGGTGAAGACGAACCCATTCCATCACTGCTTGTGCACCCGATGGAACGATTGGGTCGTAGAGGTCTATTGTCATTTCGTCCCACACGGTTTTACCCTTAATATAACGTTGTAGATTGATGTGGTCTAACCGCTTCTTTTCTTGGGTAATCTTTGGACGGTCTGCCTTCTTAATAAGATAGGCAGGAATTCCGTCGATGGTCATAATATAGCGATTCGCAGTCTTTGGTTCGAATGCGGTGAAAAAGAGTTCTTGTTGACTGACTAATGCCATATGGCTCTCCAGATATAGATTGGTACTTTAAATAAATAGTGGTTACAGAAAAAACTGATTAAATGGTATCGAAGGTTGCACCCGTTGGAAGAATGTTGAAATCCAACTTGATAAATTCTGCGGTACGGGTTGGTTGGAGGAAGATTGCTCCAGCCAAGATGTTACGGTCAATAATATCTGGTGTATTATTGGTTTCGTCCATAACCACACGGAATGCGGTTAACCCCGAGCGTTGTTGGATTCCAGCTAAAAATGGATTGACAATGTTCAAGAAACGTGTACGAGTTGCTTCGGTATTTTGTTCAAAGACCAAGTAACGTGCTGAACTTGCAATATATTTCTTAACAGTGATAAGAAGACGACGAACATTTACACGGTCAAGTGCTGATGCACGGCGTTGGAGTGTTTTTTGCCCCCATACACAGATACCTTGTCCTGGGAATTGTGCAATTGGATTGACCTTTGATTCGTATAATTCGTCACGTTGTGCTTGTGTTAATCTGGTCTTGACACCAATTGCGCCTGGAATACCACCACGGTTCAATCCTGCTGGCGCAAACCATTCTGCTCCAACATTATCACTGTATTGATACACTTCTGGAAGAACCACTGAAGGTGGTGCCCAAATGAACTTACCGGTAATATCATCAAGAACACGAACCCAAGGATAATATGCTGCGGCGTAGTTAGTATCAAGAAGTTCTGCATATGAAGTTACTGAAGTGATAGTTGCCTCATAAACGTCAAGGTCTACGATATAAAAACAATCACCGCGTTGTTCGCAAATATCAATTGCTGATTGTGCGATATAACTGTGTTGTGAGTAAATAACTCCAGGAATTACTAGGAGGTTGAAATCAATTGCATCTGCATTACTTAATTGATTTAATGCTCTCTTGTATTCAACTGACCCCGACGCACTCGCACCGTTAAGGTCAAATCCTTGGGTGTTGGTTGCGGTAATATCGCCACCTAATGCAATTTGACGATTCGGCTTAAATCCATCAAATCCACCTTGGAATGGAACACTGAAACGACGATAGGTTGTGTGGTTCTGATTGGTAAGAGAAATTGGACTTCCATCTACTTCTGTTGCTGGAAGATTTTCAATATTGAATTCTCCACCAACGGTGTTTGAACCTACGATTGGTGCAAGATATGATTCTGCGGTAAAAATACTACCGGAAACATATGTACCATCAAAGTTGTATCCGTAATAGTTTGTGTTTGGACCAGTTGCATTTGCGGTGTATCCAGCAACACCTGCACTTACCCAACGACTGGTTACATATGATGGGAATGTAACTTGACCGGCAGTTGATGAAAATACTGAATTCAACGCTGCGAATCCGTATGGTACTGCGGTATCTGGGATTACATCTTCACTCATTTCTACACGGATATACTTTGAAAGGTTTGGAAAGTCACCTTCATATGAAGTTATGCCAGTATCAGAATCGTATGTTGGTACACTATTACCAATCACACGTGCAATATACCTTGGACTGTCTAGGTCAAAGTTCAAATTACTAAATTGTTCGATTACAACTGGTGCTGTATCTTTGTCAGCAAATTCACGAACATTGAGTGTAAATGAACCATATTGACTATCTGGATTAGTACTTGGTGAAATACCAGTAATAGAAATCTTAATTTGCTTGTTTGCTCCAGTACCATCAGTTAATGTATGGACTTTGAACAAGTTATATTTTGTACCACCTATGGTTTGTGAACGAATGAAAGGAGTGGTTGCGTTATCATATTGAGTTGCTAAATTTAGTGTGTTGATACTTGCTGAGAAGTGAATTGCTTGTCCTGCAAATGAACCAACTTGATTGAGTGCGTCTGGGAACACTGCATACACATATGCAGGAATGGTTGAACTCCTTGCTTGTGCATTAGTACCAAATACTTGGTTGATGAATGAAGAATTCGTTTCGACTGGACTTACAACACTTGCTGAGTAATGAATTGTAGCGGAACTACTGACTACTAAACTGAAACTTGATGTTGTTCCACCTACCACTACACTACTAAGCGAACTCCCCGATACAGTTGGGTGAAGAACTGCGAATACTTTGTTTCCGGCCGAACCAGAAGCAAAGATAGTTGCAACATTTGTTGTATATCCAGCTAAACCAAGAACACGAACAATTGTTGCACTACCAGCTTCTTGAAGGTAGTTCTTAACAGTGTATCCCATATAAGAAGTACCATCTGGTTCACCGAATGAGGTGACGAATCCTTCTAGTCCTTGAACTTGGGTAGCTACGAATGCTGGTCCTTTAGTAGTTGGACCAACAAACGCCGCACCTATTTCAGCAACGCCTTGTGCGAGGAATGTTTGGTCACGTTCTTGCGTAAAAACGCCTGGTGACACGATACGTTCTGCCATACGGTATTCTCCAAACTAAATTTTGTTATTTCTCTGCTGTAAATTCGCCAGTTTCAAAGTTGATTTGACCAGCGCCATATTTTTCAGATAACCCTTTGATTAATTCTTGTTCTTCTTGAAGTAACTCTTTGAATAACTTAGTTTGTTCACTAAGTTTTTCATTTAGTTCTACGATATCTGCTTGGAGTAATTGAACTTGTAAAGTTAATTGTCCAGAATCAGAGACTACTGTTGCAAGTTTATTACGTAAAATACTAATTTTTTCTAAGTCTTCTTGATTAATTTGTGTCATAATAACCTCGTTAGAATACAATACAACTCGTATTATAAATATCTGTTTTTTTACCTAAACATCAATTATCCACTTTCTATTTCAGTAAAAGTAACTGTTTTTTTGATAGAATATCTTTTTTGTGAAGTTGTCGTTCTATTGTTCTGTCTATCGAGTGCTGTTTTTGGTAATAGATATGCGTATACCGTCATATCAAATTGCGTACGTACCACACGGTCTTCTGATATAGGTAACTCTGTCATAGGTTCAAATGACTTCACAGAAGTACGGAATTTATAGTTGTTTTGGTCGCCCCAATATTGGTCTGTTTCGAAAGAAATGTTTTCTACTACAGTATTCATTTGTTCCATATATTCGGTCCAAATCATACAACGATACGTGATTTCATAATAATCAGGTAATGTAGTGACCAGATATTCACGGCTTGGTGTAATTCCGTTCTTGACCGCAAATTGGTCATATGGGGTACGTCTATTCCAACCAGTTTCAAATGTCCGTTCAAGATATTTGTTAACAGGCGAATTAATAATAGATTTTTTCATTCCGGTACGACGAATCATCACCATCGGAAGTTGTATCTTTCCAATAGAGTCCCGCATGATTCCATCTCGTTGTGCTGATTTCCAACGTTCGGGACTACCATAAATAACGGGTACCTTTACTGCTAAGTTATTTTGTGTCACTACTGGTTTGATACGACTGTTCATATAACTAAGAATAGCATTATCGATTGTAAATAATGTTACTGCGATTGGTGGGGTATTATTTAATGGAATATCACTAGAACGTTCACTAACAGGTTTTTCTTGCTGCAAATTTACCTGTTGTAGTACTGGTTCTTTATATTCTGGGTCAAAGGTCATACTTGTGCCTCTTCAATGTCAATACTTGTACGACGAGTTAAGTGTGCCATACAAATGATTGCGGTATTAAATCCTGGTTTGCCTGCAATAAGTTGTGTTTCTGTGATATTATGAATTTCGTAAAAGTGATTGTTATATCCTATAATATCACCAATTTCTGGGTACGTGTTAACATCTCGTAACATACGACGAGCAAATTTGAACTCAGTTTGTTGGTCTTGATTGACACCAAATCCTTCATCTCTAGCTGGTGTATTTTTATCGTATTTGACAATCGCATTCACTTTTACTGGAGTGTACCGTGGCTTTATAGTACTTTCTCCATAGATATTTACCTTTGCAGATTCGACAACAATTTTATATAATACAACAGCAACATCCATTGTTTCATCAATCAATTCCCGAGTGATGTGTTGGATGAATTCAAAATCTCTTTTTGTAACAAAGCGTGCCATGTATTAACCTATGTAAATGAGAGTAGGAACATTCTTAAACATCTTTTGCATATTTTCTGAATTTTCCATTTGCTTCTTCATTTGTGCTTGCATTCCAGTTTCTTCAAGTGTTTCTCGAAGTTCTTTAATTAATCCTTCTTTTTCAGTAATTGCTTCACGCCGCAGGATTTCACCATCCAAACGAATTGTACCATCTGGATATGGGATGTTTTCAAACTTAGAACGAATAATACCAAGTAATTCTTTTGCTAATGCAAGTGTATAACGGAATATCCATAGTCGTGACATATCATTTGTCTTAGTATAATTAATATTGGTATATGGGACATTTGAAAGGTCACTTGCGATGTTAGACCCAGATTGGAATGTGTTTGCTTGCTTGTCATCTACTACCATATAGTCAAACCATATTGTTTTTGATTCTCTGAATACTGGTGAGAATCTAATAATATTATTTGACACTTCAAATGAATGTTGACTTTTACGAATCATATCATTGATTTCGATTGCTTGAATACGAAGCAAGTCTTCATATGCAGGCATCATCACGAAGGTCACTGGCGGTGAGTATCCGTCAAATCCAAATTCCGCCATCAAGTTGGTTAAACCAAGACCTGTCGTAGCGAACGGGTCATAGTAACGAGCGATAGCAGGTGGCATATAATGATAGATACGGCGAATTTCTAATTTTTTACCACTTTCACTAACATCCGCCCATAAAGTTTTAATGTCATATGATTGAGTACCTATAGAAGCGGAAATATATCCCTGCTTAACAGTCACATCACCGCCTGATTGTGCTTCTACCCCGTAATCTGTTGCTAACTTTACAACTTGCGGAATAACAGAACCAACAATGTTACGCTGTGTTGCTGATGTTGCTGTTGACAATCCTTGTAAAGTCATCATATGTTCGCGTGCATTGAATTGATTAACTTGATTACCGTATGTGGTAATAGCTTCTTCAAAGCATGCATAAATTTGTTTATCAATTAATTCCACTTCTACAACAGGCCATCCTAATTTACGGGCAACGAATTCTGCTGCTCTTGGAGCATCAGTTTGAAAGTCAGAATCGCTATCGTAAAATCCAAATGGTGTTATTCCAAATGGATTTGAAGGACTACCATCGTAGAAAATTGGTTCTTGTGTTTCCATAATAATCTCTAATTAGGGACTTACAATAAATAGTTTTATTAAATCATTAACTCTTATTTTAAGGCAAATAAAAAGGGTGACCTTTCGGCCACCCAATTTATTCCCTCCGTTAATTAATCAAATTAGATTTGATCCAAATTTGCGATAAGAACTTTACCGAAGAATTCTGGACGTACTACCTTCTTTGCATAACGGGTCATCACACCACGGCGTGGTGTGAAGTTATTTGGGTCATACACGAGCGGAGTCATGATGAGTGGGATATATGGTGCATATACTGCGCCAGTTTCGAGGAAGTTACTTCCACGGAAGCCCAATAATAGGACGTTTTCCTTCATGTATGGGTTCTTGTAGATGGTATAACGGTTTTGGAATGAACCAACCTTGGTTATGCCACCTGCAAATTCCATCTTGTCACCATCGGTGTTTGCCATGAAGCCTGGGATGGTTTCAAGGATTGTTGCGACGGTTGGTGAACATACTGCAAAGTTTGCACCACCACGCATGGTGAGTTGATGAATCTTGTTACTTACC